AATCCAAAGCCGTATTAATAAGATTTCTACATTGCTCAGCGATCCATATACATCTGCTGCGGATAAGGCTGAGCTCAGGGCTGAGTTAGCTCAGAAAAGAAGAGAGCTTGCTTACTACGGCGGTCTTCTTGGTATTAACGTCCCAGCACCTGCAGCTCCGGCAAAGGCGGCGAAGCCAGTTGGTAATATTGTTGGGCAGCCAGTACCAATACCCAAAAAATAAGGTAGAAGCGGCGGATGGCAAACTATCGGTACACATATGACTACAATGGAATGCGCTATACAATTGACGCTCCCAAAGGGTCAACGGCAGCCGATCTTCAGGCGATTGTAGAAGGCTCTGGTCGGGCAGCTGCTCCCACGCCTGCTGCAGCTAAGCCAAAGCCGAAGAAGAAAGAGGAAGAGCCGTTTTACAGCGGGGTTCTTCCTACGCTGAAGGCCGCAACTGGCAACATCGCTACACTTGGCGGCAGGGCATTGGAGGTTTTTTCCCGCTCTCCATTTATTAGCTCCACCAGTCTATTGCAGGGAGTATCTCCAAAGCCTAGCGACAACATTCTAAGACGAGCTGTTGAGAGTGCTGGGGCTTCGGCGCGCAGCACTGGTCAGGGGATCACAAAGAGAGCTGTTGCTGAGCTACCCGAAGCAAGTGTCGAGGATCGCCTTAGGCAAGAGGCCGAAGTGGCCAATCCAACGCCGGGTATTGGGTCTGAGATTTTTTACAGAATCAGTAAATCACTTGCAACGCCAAGTCCGAATCCTACGTTACTAGATTACGGCATTAGCACCTTGGCGCGTAACTTACTTCCTCAAACTCCAGAGCGCGCCGCTCGTGAACTAGCAAAGGTTAGTGCACCGTTTGGAACGCCGCGAGGTGCTGCTGAGTTTATTGCTAGTCAAGTGCCTGCCTCTCTTATTCCGCTTGGCGCTGGTAAAATTGCGCAGGTTGGAGGGCGTGCGATACTGCCGCGTCTAGGAGCTGAAGTTTCCGAAGAGGCTCTCAACAAGGCAGTTAGACGAGGAGTTGTTGGTACTGGCGGCGCAATAAATGCAGCCAGTGCAGGCAATCAAGCCTATGAAGATGTAATCGCCAAAGGTGGCAGCCCAGAAGAGGCCGACCGCGCATTCAAGATAGCGTTTGCTGGAGCTGCCGCCGTATCTGGCGCTGCTGCCAAAATGCCCGGGCTTGAACAACGGGTGTTCGCCGGTCAACCAGCGCGGGACGGTATTCTCCGCTCGGCTGGTCGGGCAGCTATCGGCGAGGCTCCGCAGGAGTTTGTTGAAGAAGGTGGCGCTACGCTGGCAACGAACGTCGCTAAGCTCGGAACCGCAGCGGAAACGCCTATCGGAGAAGATGTTCTATCCTCAGGTCTTCTGGGTGCAATAGGCGGCGCGACAATCGCAGCGCCCATCGGTGGTCTTCAGGGCGCGTTCTCTGGGCGCGACGAAGGGCCAACAGCTCCAACGTCCGGCGCTGCACGCCCACCACGCACGCCTCCGCCACCACCTCCTCCGCCTGCAGACATGGAGGCTCTTGCGCGTTCGCTTGGCCCAGTCGGCGGAAAGGTCACTCTTCAGGAACCAACCGGGCCGCAGGAATACACGTTCGAGGGCTTTGATGAAGACGGCGGCGTTGTCCTCTCGGATGCTGATGGCGTGCTATTCTCCGAAGATCCTGATCAGGTTCAGGCTGCGATCAAGGCTGGCGCTGCCGAACCAGAAAGCGGCTTGGGCGGTATGGCCTTTGGTATGGATATTACTGAAGGCTTGCCTGAAGTTGCCGCACCACCACCTCCGCCACCTCCGCCTCCGCCTCCGCCTCCGGTTGCTGCCGCGCCTGTTGCTGCTGCGCCTGTTTCCGCGCCTGCTGTCGATAAGCCGAAGTTCACCATCGAGATGCCGCCTCCTTCGCCACAAAATACGCAGCGTAAATCTCAGGTTGGCAAGGTAATCTTCGACCAAGAAAATGGCGTTGGTCAGGTTCCACTAAATCAGAACGTGAATTATCGCGGATTCACAGCCATGATGCGTCCATCAAAGTTCCTTGAGCTGGCGGCGGATCTTGAACAGCCGAAGCAGTCGAGCGTTGAATATATCCGGAAGGCTATCGATCAAGGCAAAGGCATTGGTTCTCCATTCCTGAATTTGGATTTTGAAACGGGCAAGGTAAAGAGCCATGATGGCCGTCACCGGATGCTTGCTATTCAAGAAAAGAACGGGGACGCTCCTGTCCCAGTCCATATTTTTGGGAAAGGCGAACAGCGCGCAAGGTCGCTCGATGAGGGTAAGATCAATGCGTTTGCTTCGAGGCTAACGAGTGAAGACGGTAGGGAGTCTGCGGACAATTTCTCAGAAGCGTTTCTGGATGAAGTGGCCGTGCCTGTGGCCGCGCCTGCACCTGTGGCCGCGCCTGAGCCTATCGCCGAAGAGCCTGAGCTTCCACCTCCACCGCCAGAGCGTGTGCGGACTGTCACAACTCCAAAGGGAACTGAGGTTAATACTGCCTTTGAAGTGGTTGAGGCCAAAGACCTTGTATCAGCAACGGGCGATCTGCAAAACCGCGACCGCAGCCGGGCTTCCACTGAGCTACAGGTTCAGGAAATCTTCTCTAAGTTCAAGCCTACGTGGCTTGGCGAGAGCCTTGAGAGCGACCGTGGAGCCCCGATTATTGGCTTTGATAACGTCATTGAAAGCGGCAATGGCCGCGTGATGGCGCTCAATAAGGTTTACAATGAGTCGCAAGAGAAAGCCGACGCCTATCGTCAGTTCATTGAAGATCAGGGTTTTGATATATCCGGGTATGAACGCCCTATTCTTGTCCGCCGTCGCATTGATCGGATGACGCCTGCCGAGCGTTCGGCGTTTACCCGTGAAAGCAACCAAGATACGAAGCTGCAGCTCAGCACAAGTGAGAAGGCTCAGACTGACGCAGCATCCCTGACCCCAGATGTCATGGGCCTCATGGCGTCTCCAGACGTTAGTGCATCAGCCAATCAGGGTTTTGTGCGCGCCTTCCTGTCGAAGCTGCCAGCCCAAGAGCAGGCTGCGTTTCTTGATAAGGATGGGGGGCTGTCGGCTGAAGGTATTCGCCGCATTCGCACAGCCGTTAAATCATCCGCATATGGTGATGCCGATCTAATCAACACGCTTGATGAGTCTCAGGACAACAACATCAAGAGCATCGGTGGTGCCCTTGAGGATGTTGCTCCGGCGTGGCGTCGGATGATTGACGCAATCAGGGAAGGCGAAGTCGCTCCAGAAATGGACACGACAAAGCAGCTTGTTGAAGCGGCAAAGATTGTTCGAGATGTTCGTAACAAGGGAATGAAGATTGGCGACTTCCTCTCGCAGCAGGACGCCTTTAACCCGCTCAATCCTATCACGGAGCGGTTCATCCGTTCATTCTATAACGAAACCTTGGGTCGCGCAGCAGGCCGCGAAGCTATTGCTGATGCGCTTGATAAGTATGTGCGCCGGGCTTCTGAGCAGACAACGAGTGAGGGATTGTTTGGACGCGAGTCAATGTCGCCAACTGCTATCCTTGATGGTATCTTGGATGAGCGCGGCAGGGACAAAGCTGATCTCTTTAATAATGGTAATGGCGTTACTGACAACGCTCAGGCTATGGATGTACTCCTCAATGGCACGCCCGAACAGATGCGGAATGCAGTTGCAAAAGCGCAGGAACCCAACGATAAGATCATTGATGAAGGCGCTGACCTGCAGAAAGATAACCGAGGGTGTGACTGATGATAGGCTCTAACTGCTCCCTTGATATAGCCGATGTCGCGCTGAAGAATCCGCCAGAGGCTCCAGTCTTTTTGGACCCGGTGCAGAATATCGGAGCCTTTTCGTCGTGGCTTCGCCCAGCAACTGCTGTCGCCCGGAAAAGCAAGTTCTTCGCCCGCATGCACAAGGCAACGAACGACAAGATTAAGATGCGCAACCTTCTTATGGCTGACTTTGAGGGGCTGCTGCATGAAGTGAACCAGCTGCCGAAGGAATCCAAGCAGAAGCTCAACGCGGTTTTCGAATATCTCCGCCTGTCCAAGACACCTGTCCGTGACACTGGGCGTAACTTTTCCCTCAAGACCCGTGAACTTCGGCGTGAAGGTGCGGACGGAATCGAGCGACGCGTTGCTCCTGAGCTATCGAAGCCCGGAGAAATACTGAAGCTGGACGCAAATGAAACCCGCCTGCTACATGAGGTGCGGGATTATCTGGATAGTCGATTTACGTTGGATGCGAAGTCGCGATTGGCCGCGCTTGGTTATGATGGCGAATACAGTCGTCAGGGAATTGAAGAGGGTGTTCAGGATGAGGAGTTCCGGGACGAACTTCTCCGCCTGTTCGATGCCATTGAGTCGCAGCGTCTGACATCTTACATCCCGTTCATGCGCTCAGGTGATACACGCATCATGGTCTATGGCCCTGATGGCACGATAGACAGCGGCGCGTTCTTCATGTTGGACAGCCTTCAGTGGCTGAAGAATATGGTGGGCCCGAAGGCCGCCAAGCTGATTCCTGATCCGGGCATCAACAAAAAGATTGCGGAGATTCAGAAAAAGTATCCAGCCAGTGAAGGGTACAAGGTTGTCGTGAGCCGTCGCGCTGCTGACGCGAATGAGCGCCTGACTATCGACGACCTGTCCAGCTTAGACAAACTGTTGAACCTGATGGATGCCAATGCTGGCAAGATCATCAAGAATTACTTTGACCGAACTATGGGCGGTATGTTCTCTCAGGAGACTGTCGGCGAACTCAGCGCGGCAAACGCAGAGCAGGTTGCCCGTGGCGTAATTGCTGGCCTGCCAAAGAGCGTGCGCTCCGTCCTGATGGAAGACCTGATCTCCAGCTACATGAAGCAGTCCCGCGACATTCCGGGTTACGATACGAACTTCACTGATCGGCTGCTCGATTACAATCGTATCGTGGCATCGACAGTTTCGCACCGCATGTATCGCGAGGAATACTCTGAAGCGTTTGATGATCTTAAACGCAATGTGGGTGATGCTGAGCGCGAGTATGCTGAAGGCTGGGACGAATACGTCGATAGCCCTGAGCATGGTATGTTTCGTGCACTTCGGACGATTGGCTTTTTCAACTCCATGTGGGGAAGCATTGCGTCATCATCGGTAAACGCCATGTCTGTCTGGACAGTGACGGCCCCTCAGATGACAATCATGAAGGGTTCGGCTGGCCTTGATATTTACAAGATGTCAGCTCAGGTCATCGCCGGATTCCGTGGTCAGATTGGCTATGGAATGCACGTTGATCCATACGCAATACCGGGATTGACGGACGAAGAGCGTGACGTTCTGGTTCTTGCGAACAAGCGCGGAACCGTCCGGGCCCAGATGAACCCAGAGCTTATGGGTGTTGAAACCGAAATCATGGCTTCTCGCGGCGGCGGCATCAAGCAAGCGGCGCAGCGATACTTCCAGTACGGATCGAGTGTCATTTCAGTCACTGAAGAAATGAACAAGGCGGCTGCGTTCATTGTAGCGTATCGCTATGCCAAAGATCCGAAGGCCCTGAAGAACTGGCAGGAAGCCTATAAAGAGAACGAGCGCGCCAAGATAATTATGGATGAGGGTTCCGATCCCTTCGACGTTGCTGAATTTATGGTTGAAACAGCGACGTTCATGGGTGGGCAGATCGAAAAGCCGCCTGTCATGCGTGGTGCCGGCGGCGTGCTACTGCAGTTTTCCCAGTATGCCCTGCAGACCATGTTCCTGCTGTCCGAAAACCTACGCAAGCAAGGACCGCGTGGTAAGGTGGCCGCTATGTTCACGATCATGACGATGTGGACTGTAGCTGGGCTGCTGTTTGCGATTCCATTTGGCGACGACGCGATCAATATCTTCCAGTATATCTACAACAAACTCAACGGCACCAAGCTAGACATGCGCAATGAAGCGCAGATGATGCTTGCCGAGATGTTTGGTGGCGACGAAGATGCTCGTCGTGATGCAGAGGCAATCTTCCGTGGCCCATCACGCTCATTAGCTGGCCTGAATATCAGTGAGCGCATTGGTTTCACATCCATAATCCCTGAATTTGAAGACGGCCTCAGCATTGTCCCAGCTATCTCAACCAGCGTACTGAAGATCTCAGAGTACCTTGATCGTCGTGCTTCCGGGGTGCAGCCGATAGGGGCCTATGTGGCAGCCGTATCTCCGTTCATCGGCAAGGGCCCGTCGGATCTCCTGAAGGGATTTGTGCAGTACCCACAGGAGGGCGTCAGGACGCGCTACGGTACGCTCGTCAAGCCAGCTGAGGAAATAACCTTCCTTGAAGAGATGCTTCCACGCGGCACAGGCTTCCAGTCGGCTGACATCGCACGTCGGCAGCAGGCGAAGCAAGCCATCAAGAATATCAATGAGTCCACTCGTGATGCAGAGCGAAAAAATACACTGCGTCTTGGCAAGATGTTGGCAGATATAACCAAGGCTGAGAAGGCAGGGCAAACCGCCAAGGCGGAGAAGATCCGCGCTGAATTCGACAAGGATCTGCAGGTCATAGTCAATAAGTTCCAAAAGGATCTTGAAGCCGGGAAGATGGCCGACGCCGTCAAGCCGCCGACAAGCCAGACACTTAAAAACGCCATGATGGCAGAGCTGTATCCGGGCATAAAATTAGACCGAGTAGGCAAGCTGAAACAGCAGGCGGTTATTGATGCTTACCGAAACATCATGGTCGAAGAGGACGAAGACGACCTCATACCAGATGAAGAAGAAGAGATCGAAGAAGAAGTGGAAATGGAAGGCGGCGATGAAGCCGCCTTCCCCCAGTAACCTAAAAGGGTACATCATCTCCGTCTAAGTCACGGGCCTTTGGCTGGTAGCCATCTGCCTTAGCTGCTGAGTGCGCCTGCTGGCCACCTTCCTGCTTCGGCTCATAGAGCGAGACGATGATGCTCTCGCGGCCTTCGTTACCGCCAACGCCAGCTGGGTTGAACGTGCGGTCGAGCAGGATGTAGGGGCCCTTGTCGCCTTCCATCATGACGCCGACGTTCTTGAAACGGCCCTTGGTCTGGCCTTGGCCGTCCGTGTATTCGCCAACCTTGACGACTAGATCAAACTTCTTACCCATTTACTTTCTCCTTACTTGAAAAATTTCATTAACTTGGTGGTGTTGCGTGGGGCCATCAGCTCTGCTTCGTCAAGCATCCCTTCGTGCAATACGCGCCATGCTTCGCGCTCTTCTTCGGACAGGCTTGCAACAATCTCACACGCAGAGATTGCCCACCCATCCCAATCCGTCATGCCTTCATCATCATCGCCTGCTTCCAATATATCGATGTGCAGCGGCGTCTTCGGAGCAGGCTTGGCCTTGGCCACAATCTTTTCCTCAAGGGTCTGCACCTGAGCTTCGGCTGCAGGAACGTCGTTGAAGTCTGTGATGTCCATTTCGTTACCGCTATAGTCATCGGCATCGATGATGCCTTCCGCCTGATTGTCAGCCATCACTGCACGCTGCGCCTCAGTGGACAGCGGCATATACTTGCTGGCCCGACGCACCACAGTCTTGCGCCACATCTCAGCCTCATCAGTCTTCCAAGGGCCGACGATTGTTCCGTCCTTGGTCTTGGATGATGAGCGGTCACGGATTGCAAGGATCTCTTCCTTGCTCATGATCTCGAACTGCGACTCGCCGTTCTTCAGCTTCCACACGCAGTATGCGCCAATCTTATCGCCGCGATCCGACAGGCCGTGCTTGTGGATGATGCGCGGATCGATGCCCTGCTCGACCTCGAACACGTCATTGGCATATACCAGACGGCTCTCGATCTTCAGAACCTCACCAGCCTGCAGGGCCAGCTTCATCAATCCCTTGTAGCGTGGGCGGAACTGAGCGACGTTGCGCTTCAGGCGGCCATCCCATACCTTGAGGATGTCAGCTTCACCCATGCTCTTGTTGAGCGACAGGCCCAGCTCTGCGGCGCTCAGGCACGCCTTCAGCAGCGATGCGCGGTCACAGTCCAGCAGATCCATGTTGTCAGCGACAGCTGCCACCACGATAGCTTGGAACTTATCGACCGTCATGGCCTGCGGGAGAAGACTACGGAGATGCCCTTCGCGCATCGCCAGCTCCTGCTTAAACCGATCCATCGGCTTGGCTGGAACCATCTCGTTACTTGTTGCCATTCTTCAATTCCTCTTCCAAATCTTCAATCATCAACTCGATAGCACGCTCAACAGTAGCTCGAAGCGTGGGCTTCAGCGGGTGTCGGGCTGCAACTGTGCGCAACCTTGCCAGCAGAACCCTATCGATCCGCATCATAACAATATCCTTCATCATGTGATCCTTACGTTTGTATAGCCAGAGCGCTTTCCGATTAATGTGCCAACCATGTCGGGCGTGATTTCCTTGCCGGGATTGCTGGCAACATTGCTGATAGACATCTTATGTTCGCCGCACTTGACCGAAGCCTTATCCTGCGATGTGTTCATGAGCTCCAGCTTCGCACGCGCCTTCATCAAGATCATGGCCTTGGCCTCATCGGCACGAGCTACGGCATTCTTTTCGTCTTCCTTGGCGGTCTTATAGTCCAAGAAGAGCAGCGCGTCTCCGTCATCGAGCACAACATCGCTCTTGGGCAGAGTTCCCATGAGCTTCGTGATAGCACCAACGTCCGTCGTATAGTCAGGCTCAGGCTCCTTACCATCGGCAATCGACTGCCAGAACGCGGTGATCTCATGCTTGATGGCGTCAATGATGTTATCATTGCGCGGGATCTTCATGCGGCGCGGCTCGTCATCGATCAGGGCAACAAGCCATGCGTGATCCGAAGTCGTGCAGGCCAGCTGGTGCTGCACCTGAAGCAGATAGTTCTCAGGCGCTTCATCAATCTCTTCGCCATTGTAGTGCCAGCCATAGCCACGCGCAGACCATTTGATCTCCACAGGCGCGCCGCCTGCCGTGATGTAATCGAACGACGCTCCCATGCCGGGGCAGTCATCGACCGTGTAATAGTCACTGACCTTGCCAAGATCCATTGACCAACGGTGAGAAGCCCAGTTTGCAATGCCGCTCTCAAGGAATGTGCCAGCTTGCACAGCCTTATTGCCAGAGATGTCCTCCGGCGGCAGCTTGCCAGCCTTCTCCATCCACAGTTGCCAGCGACTCGAATAGGGCGACAGCCCAAACAACGCAGCAACATCGCTCCCACCAATGTGCTGAGAACGCAACTCGTGCCAGTGCTTCTGGTCACGTACTTGTATAATAGCCATTTTTATTCTCCGGTTGTGGCCGTATCTAGTCGGCCTACACATGGCATACAGTTGTCTACATAGTGATGTCAAGACCCTTGTAAACATCTTCAACAGACCGGGCCAAAATATATATCCCGCCGCGCTTTTCCCACGCACTCTGCCATGCTGCTTGGGCCAGCCGCTGCTTGCCCTTCTCGGTCTTGACCTCGATAGCGAACGCTCGGCCCGGCGATATAACCCCAAGCAGATCGGGCGTCCCTTCAGGTGCGGACTGGATGACACGCGGGCCACCATCTATCGGGCGGAACTTGCCCACGTTGATGCGGAACATCATGATGTCCTGCCTCTGGCCCAGAGCGAGGCGGATCTCCTGCTGGATTGCGGCTTCTGATCTCACTGCAGGGTTTCCGGCTGACCATCGTTATTCAGCTGCTCCAGCGCGGCCTCAGTAGCAGCCATCATGGCAGCAAAGCACCGATGGATGTCGATCTCTTGTATCTTCCGGTCTTCATGCCACTGATCAATCACATGCAGCATCTCGAATGTCAGCGCATGGATCAGCGATATTGGCACAATTACCGAATGGAATCCTGCGTCTTCCCCATCGTCATCTTCCATATCGCTGCCCTTTCTTCTGCCGTCAGGCCGTTGGTTGTTTGAGCATCGCGCATACCGACCTTCTTGGCAAGTCGCGACGCCTCTTGCCCGCAGATAACATTGAATGCCCACTGCGTAGGATTCTTGTAGCCGCGCTTGCGTGCGACACTGGTGAGAACTCGATGCCTCTTCTGCATCAATCCCTCTTGCGTGCTAATGTCTGGATCATCGTCCCGGCTGGTCATCACCAGATCGCCATCAACGTGCTTCACTTTTCTGGCCGTGACAGGGTAAACGTGGCCGCACATGGGGCATTTAGGCGTCGGCTTGTGAACCGCGAAGCAGGCGGTGCATGTCCGAACAGACACGACCTTCTCCGCATTCTTGCCGCGCCCCGTTACAAAGCCATCGGCAAGGCTCCAGTCCCGCTCATCGTCAATGAATCCATGACGGGCGGTGTTGCCTGCGTGATCAAGGATAATCGTGCGCTCCTTGTCAGGGTGCGGCCTGATAGCTCGACCGCATTGCTGCAGGAACAGACCAAGGGATTTCGTCGGGCGCAGCAGGATCGCGACCTCGACAGACGGAAGATCGAAGCCCTCACTCACTAGATCACAGCTGGTCAGGATCTGAACGCGGCCATCCTCGAACGCTTTCAGAACGCCGTCGCGCTCAGTATCGTCCATGCCGCCGTCAATGTGGACGGCATCATAGCCAGAGTTGCGGAAGTCCTCAGCCACATCCTTGGCGTGCTTGACGCTGACGCAGAACGCAATCGCCTTCTTGCCATCCGCGTATTTGCCATAGTGCTTGACCGCGCTGCCCGTGATGAT